TATTATCAAAATCAATATCATCCCATGTTAATCCAAAAGTTTCAGATATACGTAAACCACAATTCCAACCAATAAGAAGTGGAATATGAAACCTGTTACCTTCAGGAAACCTTTCAATTATAGTTTGGAATTCTTCAGGTTTTAAAATTATCCTTTCCCTCGGCTTCCTTTCAACCTTTGGAAATTTTACATAATGCATTGGATTTTCCTTTAAAAACTTTAAAGGGTGTACTGAATAATCTAATGCAGCAGAAAATGTTGAAAGTATTCCAACCAAGTGAGATTTTGAAAGCCCATTCAGTTTTAAATCATTTGCATAAGTTTGAAGTACAGTTGGGTTCAATGCCTTTAGTTTATATTGCCCAAAGTTTGGTTTTAGATGATTCTCAATAATAGATAAATAACCAAGTTGTGTATTGTATTTCAATTCAATTTTACAATAGTTATCAAACCAAAAATCCAAATAATCAGCTACACTAATTTCTGTTGGTTCAAAGTGCATCCCAACATTATTATATTCAGCAAGTGCTTTTGTTCCTTCTTCAAGTGCTTCTTTCTTGGTTTTAAAGCCACTCTTTGAAATTTGATTTCTTTTTCCATCTACTTTAGCAGCTTCAAAACGGTATTCCCATTTATTTCCCCTTTTTCTTACATTAACTTCAGCCATTAATATCATCCTTTCTTTATTGTTCCAAAGGTGATAAAATGCTATAATAAAATGTGTATAGGTGCATTTATACCTTTGGGTAAATGTATTGAATAATCCTTCAGTGTTCCAGCACTGGGGGATTTTACTTTTTACTTTAGAAACAGTTTCTCACAATATTTTTATAAATCTTTTCATCAATTTCTAATAAGCTACTTTTTCCATCTTTAAAGACAATTGCAACAGTGCATGTACCTTTACTTTTAGCAGATAATCCACCAGCTAACATTCCAACAGGTCCTAATAATGCCCCACCAACTAAACCTCTTGCTACACCACTTGCAGCACTCTTTCTGTGTTCATCCGTAATCAATTCATAACTTTCAACTGTACTTTTATCAAGTACCAAGCTTTTAGCAAATGATATACCAATTACAGGTACACCAATCCCACCAACAACCTGTTTCCCATTGTAATCCCCAGCAATTACCTTATTTTTAGCACCCATGATTAAACACTTCCTTTCATTTTTTATAATCTAATTAATCATTATCATGTGAAAGTATAACTTTTATATAATTTGGGATATTAGTACATACAAAGTTAAAAAGAACTTCATATTCTTTTTTAGTTAAGCAAATTTCTTCTTCACCTTTGGTTAAGTAAACATAGTAATCACCATCAAAATCAGGATTACCACCATTTATAAGTTTCCAATCTACTTCATCATATAGTAACTCTAAAAGTGATGATAAACCTTGCATGGCTTCATCTTCTTTTCTCAATGAAATTGCTTCTGAAGATAAAAAAGCTTCCACTGGCAAATTAAGAACATTTCCAATTTGTTTTAAAATCTTGAATGAAGGAACTACTTCACCATTTTCATATTTTTGAATCATTCTTATGGACTTATCAATTTTAATGGCTAACTCTTTTTGAGTTAGTTTTTTCTTTTTTCGTTCCTTTTTTATCGTTTCTCCAATATTCATTTAATCACCACCTTTTTGTCCAATAATACCATAACACGAAATAAAAGTACAGATATATTTCAAAAAAGTATTGAAAACGAATTAAAAATACGTTATAATATAATAAACACGAAATAAAAGTTCATATTATAAAGGGGTGAATTAGATGAATGTTAAAATAGCACGAATTAAAAAGGGGTATACCCAAGATGATGTTTGCAAAATTTTAAGAATATCTAAATCTACAATTGTAAGCATTGAAAAAGGAAACTATGACAATATCAAAATTGGACTGGCTAAAAAGATTGCTACATTGCTTGATTCCACAGTTCAAGAATTATTTTTAAATTAAAGGTGGGTGGTAGTTAATGTTAGAAAATGATGTGTTATATACAGTATCCGAAGTTGCAAGGTTAATAAAAACCAATCCTGCTTATGTTTATGAACTTATTAAAGCTGATTTGCTTCCCGTGTTGAAACTTGGAAGTTACAAAGTTAGAAGGACAGCATTGCTTGATTTCTTAAAAAAATATGAAGGTTATGACCTAACCAATCCAAGTGATGTTAAAAAACTTTAATGTAGGTGGTGAAAAGAAGTAATGAAACCACAATATGAAAAAAAAATCAAAGAAAGGCAGGTGAAGATGATTGAATATGTATGACAAAGGTATCCTGTTTAAAGGTTATGTTCCAACAAAAAACAAGCAATGCTTGGTTAAATTCAAAGGTAAAGATGCTTCAGAATTACACACAATTGAACAGGTTCAAACATTGCCTGAATTTGCTGGAATATTGAATGATGATATTATTCTAATTGACATTGATAATTCAGATGAAGCTGAATTACTCATGGATATAGTTGAAGAAAAGCAATTGAATTGTAGGGTTTACCAAACAACCAGGGGTAAGCACTTCCTTTTTAGGAATAATGGTATTGAAAAAAATGGAACTAATAAGAAGCTTGCTTGTGGATTGACTGCTGACATTAAGCTTGGTAGTAGAAATTCATATTCAGTTTTGAAGTTTAACAATGAGGACAGGTTCATTGAATGGGATATTGAACCTGATGAAGATTATCAAGAAATTCCAAAGTGGTTGATACCAATTAATAGCAGTTTTGATTTTCTTGATATGGAAGTTGGGGATGGTAGAAATCAAGCTTTATTTAACTACATACTAACCCTACAATCAAATGATTTTTCAGTTGAAGAAGCAAGGGAAACCATAAGGTTAATCAATAAACATGTTCTAAAAGTTCCATTAAGAGATACTGAACTTGAAGTTGTATTGCGTGATGATGCGTTTAAGAAACCAATATTCTTCAAGGGTACAACCTTCTTGTTTGATAAGTTTGCAACTTACATTAAAAACAATAACCATATCATCAGGATAAACAATCAGCTTCATATTTATGAAGATGGAACATATTATTCTGATACTGAAAAAATAGAAGCAGCAATGGTAAGAAATATCAGCAACTTGAATAGAGCAAAAAGAACTGAAGTATTGTCTTATTTAAGATTAATATGTAAAAATGAAAAGGTTTCTGATGCCAATTTAATTGCTTTCAACAATGGAATATATGACATAGAAACCAGTTCATTTATGAATTTTTCACCCAACTATATTATAACAAATAAAATTCCTTGGGATTATAATCCTGGTGCTTATTCCAAATTGGTTGATAATACATTGAATAAGATTGCTTGCCAAGATAAACAGATTAGGATGCTGCTTGAAGAAGCAATTGGATATTGTATGTATAGAAGAAATGAATTGGGTAAGGCATTCATCCTGATTGGTGACAGGTCAAACGGAAAATCAACTTTCCTTGATATGGTGAAAACTATGTTGGGTGATGAAAACATTGCATCCCTTGACCTTGGGGAATTGGGTGAAAGATTTAAGACTGCTGAATTATTTGGAAAGCTTGCAAACATTGGTGATGATATTGGTGATGAATTTATTGCCAATGCATCAGTGTTTAAAAAATTAGTTACTGGTGAAAGATTGAGTGTTGAGAAAAAAGGTCAAGACCCCTTTGAATTTAATAACTATTCAAAGATGTTGTTTTCAGCAAACAATATTCCAAGAATAGGAAAGGGAAGGGATACAGGTGCTATTTTAAGAAGGTTGACCATCATCCCTTTTGATGCAAGGTTTGACCCTGATGACCCTGATTATACACCAAATATTAAATACAAATTAAGGGATGTTGAATGTGTTGAATACATGGTTCTTCTTGGATTGGAAGGATTGAAAAGAGTTCTAAAAAACAAAGCCTATACCAAATCTGAAAAAGTGGAACAGGAACTGGAAGATTATGAAGTATCAAATAATCCAATAGCTGGTTTCATTCAAGAAAATGAAGCAGATGAATTTGAAAATGAAACAACTAAAGATGTTTACAAAAGATACCAGGTTTATTGTGCTGAAAATAGTTATATGCCCCTTGCACATAATGAGTTTTCAAAGCAATTGAAAAGATATACAGACCTTGACACTAAAAGAAAAACTATTGATGGGGTGAAATACACTATTTATGTAAGGAAAAATTAAAAGGACATGGCTTCGGACAAACAGAAAAAAACAAAGCCTGTCCTTGAAATACACAGTAATATCAAAGGTTATAAACATAAACTGGACAATATGGACAAGGTTAATACAACTTCTTATATATAATTATATTTTTTTTATTTATTATTATAAATCTATATATTATATATAAAAAAATAGAGTATATAACATTAGCCTGTCCAAACTGTCCTCTATATATAACAAACCCAGTAATATCAAGGGTTACAAGCAAGGACACACTAAAAAGAAAGGATGGTCAAAAATGAACAAGCCTGAACCAATGGTAACAACAACATATGAAGATTATCAAACATTAAAGGATGGTATTGAACATTTGCGTAGTTTACAAAAACGATTAATGAAAGCAGTTAAATATGATAAAGAAACAAAAGAGTTTGCAATTTTATTACCAGCAGAAGAAGTAAAGAAAATAATTCAAGAGTGGTATAACGAATAATTAAAAATAAGAAAGGATGATAAGAATGAAAAAACTTGAAAAATTAATGAAAATGAATATGAATCCAATAGTTGAAAATATCTTTATTTC